TTGCAATAAACTGTGTTACAGGTTGTTCTATATCACACTTAATGCAGGTTAGATGTTTGGTCATACCTCATACCTTCCTATCTTATAGTTTAGTGTGCATATTCGTGATCCATGCCACCCTGTTAGCTTATTCTTTACTACGTTTAGATGTCTCTGCAAGTCTTCTACTTCTTCATTGCTTTCTTGCTTTGGTGGATTCTTAGCAATCAGTATCATCAAGTCAGCTTCTGCAGCTTTTCCTGTACGACTACCTTCCATCATAGCTTGATTCAGTATGACCTTTCCTTCTGCTTCAGCAGATAGCTGAGACATATAGAACACTGCACACTCATGTTGCTTGGCAATCATACGAGCATGGATTGCATTAGCTTTTAGTGCTTCATCAGGTCTTGAGAAACCACCTGTCCTAGCAAACTTATCTCCCATATCTAATACGACCACATCAGGCTTGTAAGATTTACACACACTCTCAACCCACGACATGTCACGATTGGAAGCATCCTTTATTTTTATGTTATCTCTTATAGGCTCATATAAGTCTCTTGCTTTAGTAGGGTTTGCCTTAATCTCCTGCATTGTCATACCTGTTGATGCAGTTAGATATCTAGCACCAACTCTGTGACTACCCTCTTCGTTACATAAGACAATACACTTAGCACCCTGATGTGCCAAACCCTGAGGTCCAGCAATCATGCTAGCATGAAAAGATGTCTTACCTGTATTGGGTCTTGCACCTATCTCAATCAGATGTCCTGCATTGACACCACTCACTTGTCTAGTAAGGCATGGTATATTGAAGTGCCATCTAGCTTCTAAGTCATTCTTAGCTAACAGTGTAGCTATAGACATGTCATCCCATTCTACATTCAAGTCAGGGGTGAAGTCATCATTATGTTGCTCAATCAAACGTCTTAAAGGCTCAAGGCTAGTCTGTGAACCATTCACATACTCAAAGCCTAAGTTGGCAACGTCTTCGCCTACCACCTGCTGAAATAGTTTTGACAACACCTCTTGTGCTATGTCGCTACCCAATGGGGTCTCTCTTTTTATCTGAGAGAATAGTGACGAGTATGCCTGTTTCTGTGCAGTAGTCAACGTAGGATTGTTAGCCATAAACAGTGCTTCAATCTCATCAGGTGTAACAGTTCGTTCATACCTATCCATTGCTGAATCTATTGCGTTCTTTACCTTACGAGCATCCTTGCTAAATAGTCTGTCAGGACACTTAGCTCCTCTATGCTCTGAATAAAACTCCTTACTCATTAAACTTCTTAGTAGTGCTAATTCCATGTTGGTATCTCCTTTGGGGTTATATTAATTAAGTTGGTTATATCTTCTTCATTATAATATTTCAAGTCATCCTTTAATTTTAATACTCTCACATCTTTTACGTATCCTCTAAGTTCCTTAGCAAAAGCAAGTGTCTTGGGTAATGCATCAGGGTCTAGTGCTATTATTGCTGTTGAGAATCGTGAGAGATACTTCTTATGTGCTTCTGACAATGACGTACCCAACACTGCTACCCCAACATATACTTCACTACCTACAACGGAAGCACTCACACAATCCTCAACAACTACTGCGACACTACCACAACCAAATGTGTATGGCAAGTCGTTTTTACCATATCTCTTCCATTTAGGTAGTCGTGATGTAACTGCCCTGCCTACTGCATCTAGGATAGTACCATTGTTTTCTACAGGGAACACCACACGTTTTTCTTTTACGTCATAGTGTAGGTTGACTGCATCGGCATCTATGTTCCATTTAGTACAGAAGGTAGTAGTCTCCCATCTATTTCTATGAGGTACAATATACTCAGGTAGACTAAAGTTTTCTTTGTCAATATCTAATTTATGTTTATTCTTTATGTCCTCTATAGTTAGTCTAACTTTACTACGACCACCTACGTCACAAGTAACCTTGTAACAGTTCCATAACAGAACACCCATATTATTTGTAACAGTAAATGTTTTATAACCTTTACATACTGGACAATTAGTTCTAACCGAACCATCATTTCGTACATCTAAGTCAATTACATATTGTTTTAGATTAAACATTTTTAGTATCTCCTATCATAGTATATATAACATATATATGTATTATATATAAGTACCTGTGGGCAATTACAATATCTTTTAACATGGATTTATTCATCCGTCAATTTTTTTCTTAAATTAAATGCTACGTTTGCACTAGCTAGTGTATTCTTCATATAGGGCTTGACACTCTGAGGATTAGTATGTCCTGTGACTGCCATAATATTACCCATAGAAACACCTGCATCTACCATTTCAGTTGTGCCTGTTCGTCTAAGATCAGACAAACGTAACTCAATAGGAAGACTAGCATTGTTCATTATATCTCTAGCTAACTTAGGTAACCTATGCTTAGAGTATGGGGTATAAACGCCCATAGAAGGCTTTGTGCAGGGTGCAACATACTTTTGGAAGCCATAGTCCTCCTTCTGTTGTAAAAGCATCTCACACAAGTCATCTGAGATAGGTAGAAATACTTCTGCCCTACGTTTAGATTGTTCTATGTGCATCTTATTTTTAGTTAAGTCCACATTATCCCACATGATTACTCTCATATCCCCTAGTCGTTGACACCATTCGTATGCCATCTGTGCAATAAGACCTATGTTTCTTGTATGAAAATCCTGATAGGCATAGTCAAGAAAGGTGTGAACATTTTCACGTGTCCACACTACCTTTCTTGCTACAGGGGTTTTTCTCTTAATACTAGTAAAGGGGTTAGCAGTATAGTGTTCCATGTGGATAGCATAATTGTATACCACCCTAGACACAGACATAACATGATTAGCCATATGTATCCCTCTCTCACACCACTGCTCATACGATACCTTAGCCATCTTAGTAGTGATATCAGAAATGTTGATACTGCCTAAAATTTTAGCATCTTCTATTTTTGTAGCACACAACACACTAAGAAAGTATTGATATTGTTGTTTAGTTTCTTGACGTAAGCTCTTGAAATCAAAGGATAAATAATAACTATTTATTAATTTACTTAACTGCATTTTAATCTCCCTATCTAAGCTACCATTAAAGATTTAAACTCAGGAGAAGATACCCACTGAGAAACTTTCTGTTCTCTTGCCCACATAGATTGTGATGCAGTATCCTTACCTGTATTTCTTAGAGCAAAGCCATTCCTGTCATCTGCATATGATGCATAGTTAGTGAAGGCAGAGTACAAGGCAAAAACATTCTTACCCCTCTTAGCAATCTCTACACACGTTAACTCATACATCTTTTTAGCTAACTGATCTGACTTAATTATCTTCTCTAGTAGTGTCTTACCATCTACATTAAGTGGTGTGTCTGCCATCGACTGTAGGTAGCTCTGTCTTGCATCAAAGGTACTCTTAGAGTTCTTTAACTCATGTATAAATGTATCTATACTGAACCCTGATGTATTCTTCTTACGTATCTTATCAAAGTCACCTGAAATCTGACCATTGAGACAAAACGTATCTATTGCACCAAAGTATACTTGGTTAGAACATGACCCATCTATAGCATGTAGTCCTACAATCCTTTCATTGATCGTAGTCTGATGCTTAGATGTAGTTATAGTATGCGATACATTAGGTAGTGTTATATCAACCATTGCCCATGCATTGTTCCTAGCAGTAGACATCTTGACCTCAGCACCTAGTAGGTCAGCATAGTCTCTATTGTCTTGTATAACCTCTTCAATAGCATTGTAGAAGGTTGGATGTGATGCACACTTAAACCCATTACCCACTATGCCTAAGTATTCTCCTGTGTCTGATCTACACACATACTTATGGTCTTTCATTTTAGTTGGCTCATACTGAACCTTAAAGTTTAAGTTAGCACTCAATGGTATTAACTTGTCTTGTACTATATCTAATGGCATATTTATTCTCCTTTTGTTAATTACTATTTTCTTATACACTAGTAGTAAGGGTGTGTCAATCCCTATGTCCGTATGCTTCTACTTCACTACCCATAACAACAACACACCCATTAGGTGCTATGTCACAGTTAGGATAACTATAACAACCTATATGCGAACCTCCTGAGAATCGATAGGCAGGTTTTGGTGATGCTTCATCATTGAGATAGGTAGTAACAAAATCCTCTATGCCTTTACTATGTTCATGCTTAGTGTAAAGGTTTATATTAGGTTGTCTTGCAGTCCATCTACCTGTAGTCCAGTAATATATGTACTCAATGTTTGCTTTATTTGTTACATAAACAATACCTGCTGACTTAGTCACATAGTATTCTAATTCATTCTTTTCAAGATAGTCAGTAACAAATTCTAAAGATTCATGGGTGTCTCTCCTATATATTTTCTTACCCTTAGAGTTAGTTCTGACATATTTCCACTCACTTGTACTCATAAGACCCACCCCATCTGCTATAGTGACCATGCTCACACTCAAGTTTAGCATTTACTATGTTAGCAAGCTGATGTTCCATACCATCTAACTTACATATCATCTCGTAATCTATTGGACACTTATCATCTGTCTGTCCATTGATATTTCGTAAGTCCTCAAGCATTTGTAAGATTTGTTTTGACTCTTGCTTAGTTAAGTTTAGTATCTTATTAACTTCTATTTTTTTCTTAGTCATATTATATCTCCTCTGCGTGGTCTGCGTGATAAGAAATTCCATGTTCATCTTCCATTATACCATCTTCAAAGTTATCCATAGCACTTTCCTCATTGTCTGCTTCAACAATCCATTCTTCTGATTCTTGTCGTGTTACTGTTACTCTATACTTAGTCATATTATATCTCCTCTAGTAACTCATCTACTTGTTTAATTAACCTATGAATTAAATTTTCATAGTCCTTTAAGTCCTCATTACCATACAGTAACTGAAGTCCATTTCTTACCTGCCATAATTTAGTTAGCTCAGGTGATAAGGGTACTAACATTTCTGTGCTTGTTAAATTAATCTCTGCCATATTCATTCTCCTTTTCTATTTAATATCTATATATATTCTCATGTGTGTTGACTCATCTATACTCTGACCATGATAAGTAGCACCTGTTCCCTTTAACTCAGGCTTGATGTGCTGACCTCTGACCCTCATCTTGTATGACTTCTTATTGAAGTACTGCTTCATGGTGTCAACAAAC